ACTGGGATCAATATCTCCTTTTTTATAAAAAGTTGCCTGATCAAAATATTCTTTTTTTGACATCCATCCACAAATACTTATGGATTCTACATCATCTGTATTCTTAGGAATTTTTACAGATGTAAATATATACACATCTGGATTTTGATGCATGCTTGTCTTAGCAATACTAGCATCATAAGATAAATCTGGATCTACTGTTCTTTGTTTACTTTTAACTTCTAAAGTCATATCTTTATATTCTAAGTCATGATTATAAGTATCAACTTCTTTTATCCCTAAATATTTTGCTACATACATTTGTCCAATATATCCAGCAAAATTACCTCCACCTTTACGAATTGAATTGTTTAAACTTCCTAATTTTCTAGCTCTTTTTCTAGATATGTTTATTATATCATCAAAAGATTTGTCTGTTGAAATATACTTTAACATACTAGCTCCAATCTATACTATGTACTAATTCTTTTTCATGATATAATGTATATGAATAATCTTTCTTTACTGCCCATGATGGCTCACATAACTCTATGTCAACTTCTAAAGGTATGCGTAGAGTATTCTCTACTAACACATCTCTAATTAAGTTTGGTAATAGCTCTATTTCATCCTTATGTATCTCACATATTATTTCATCATGCACTTGTAATAATAAATTACTCTTAAAATTTTCTAATAAATCATGTACTTGTATCATTCTTTCGTTAAGAATATCAGCACTTGTGCCTTGTACTAGATAATTTATACCTTTGTAACCTAAATTCTTAGGTATTTTATATACTCTACCATATTTATTTTTAATCTGTCCTAATAATTCTACTTTTCTAACTACTGCATTGAAGAACTCTCTAGACCCTTTGATCCCATCAAAGTATCTTTTCTTATAATCTGCCGCTTCTTGTGATGATACACCTAATTGTATACCCAACTTCTGATTACCTATGCCATATATAGTTCCAAAGGTAATACTTTTAGCAGTTTGTCTAAACATCTTAAATGTATCGTCATCTTCTGTAACATTAAATGCAAGTTTTGCAGCTTCTCCATGAAAATCTACATTAGACTTTGTAAGCATTTGATTTACTTCCTCGTTTTGTAGATAACTTAGGAATACTCTAACTTCCATTTGTGAATAGTCAAAAGATATAAGTGAATAATCTTCTCTAGGTACAAATATATTTCTAATTGCTATCTGTCCCTCTTGGGATTTATCAAAAGATTCATTCCCAACGAATGTCCAAGTGTTTAACACCTCATCACTTAGTCCTTCTACTCTACTTGTTTGCCCTTTCGCTGCTAGTGTAGCGTTAATTCTACCCTTTAGCTCCTGTTTATCGTCTTCAGATAGCTGTTTGTCAACTAAATTGAAATGATTTCTAGGAATATTCTGTAAATTAGGATTTCTAGACGACAATCTGCCTGTCAATGTACCCCAATTGCAAAAAGTAGTATGTAATTCATCTAATTCTAGGAAAGGCTCTAAATATGTAGACCTTAACTTCTCTAAAGCTCTATATTGTCTTACATATCCTGCGATAGGATCATTTATTTGTACTAACGCTGCCTCATTCCATGATTGTTGCCCTTTTGCAGTCTTCTCAGGCGATTTTATACCTCTTTCATTAAGTATTTCGCCTAATTGTTGCGTACTATTTAGATTAAATTCCTTACCTGCAAGATTTATGACTCTACTTTCTATCTCAGACTTCCGATCTTCTATTTGAGCCATAGTTTCTTTAACATAAGTGTTATTTATCTTGATGCCACGCCCTTCCATAGCATATAATACCTTAGTTAACTGTATCTGCATCTTCCAAATGTCATTTTGATTTGATTCTTTAATCAATTTCGCCCTGTCATTGTACAGTTTAGCTGTATAGATGACATCTTTCTCACAGTAAGGTCCTAAAACGTCTACAGGAGCCATAGAGAAGTCCTTATGCCACTTATTAGACCTTAAGAGTTTCTTAGTTTCTATATCATAACTAGCATGACTTTCTCCATAGCTTCTTTTTATAGTGTTAGTGAGATCTAGATCTTTAACAGTAGATGGTTCTGTTAGTCTTACCATAGTAAGCACATCTACTAATTCTTTATCTTTTACCACTAAACCTTCTTTTTCGAGGAATCGGAGATCAAATTTGATATTATAACCAACAAGGTGTTTGGATTTATTGAGCCACGCAATTAAGGCTGCCAAACACTCGCTAGGAAGGTTAGTTCCTACATGTTGGTGTCGGAAAGGGAAGTAGTACGAGTCTGAGTTGTTACCAAATCCGATTCCGATTCCACATATTTGATGTATACCATAGGAATCAAAACCATTTGTCTCTACATCCACCACAACTGAATGATTATCCAGCGTAGGAAGTATCTCATTAAATGTATTTTGATCTTTGATTATCATTTAAAATAAGTCATCCTCTGTATCATCAGTGCTAAATGTAGCAACTTCGTTATCACCTTCAGGTGCGTTACCATATCTATCCATGTAGTAATCTTTGATAGATGGTAATTCGCTAATTTCAGCTTTTCTATCTTCAGGTACAACTGTATCTCTACTTGTAGCTGCGATAGTGTATGAGGTGTCATACATACCTGCACCTGTTCTTTTAATTCTAATTACACCTTTGTCTAATTTACCCCAATCATTGTAGATATCTACAAGTTGGTTCCAAATATAGTCACTTCTTCCGAAGCCTAAAGGTACAACTTTGAAATCGTTAACAGTTTGCTTGTACATTTTCTTGCCTGCTGGACCTTCTACTTCCTCCCAATCATCCATTTTCTTTTCAGAGTGTATGATTTCGTGGACATATGCCCAAAAAGCAAACTTGTGTGATGGTCTAGAATCAGATGGTACAGAGCTTGTGTCTACTGAATCATCCGATAATAAATTAATCCATCGGTTTCCTGACCTGTATGTATACAGATAGATTTCATCTAATAATGCATCCCCTTCTTCTCCTGAAGCAACTGGAGTAAGAAATGCTTGATCTCCATCTTTGAACCAAATCTCTTTTCCTAGAGATTGATTTTCTGATGGATTTAGTATTGCTTCACGTTTTTGCAAAATTTTTGCTATTCCTGACATAGTAAATCCTCCTTTACCAATAATGTCGTTTTGCTATTACTTCTTTGAGTAATGCCTCGGAACGTACATCTTGTACATCCTTATATTTCTTTGGCATCTTTATATATGATACCATAAAACTGGTCGATATGTCAAGCATTGCTCTTGATATCGCCTTTTGTCCTGCTGCATCATTATCAAAACATAAGATATATTCCTCTGTTTGTAATGATCGCAGTATATCCAATTGTGCTTTGGACATGGTTGCCCCTAAAATTGCAACACTTGGATATCCATTTTGTGTTAGCCACATAGTATCTAAAGAACCTTCAGTAATACAAATGTATTTATGATGTCCTTCTAATTTATTAGCTCCAAACATGACTCTAGACTTTTGTAAACCTTTAGAATACATATACTTTGGGACTGCATTTGTCCTTCTAGTAACAGATCCTACAAGTCTATCATCTATATCATGTATTGGTATAACTAAATCATTATACTCTGTGCTTCCACATCCCCACTTCTTTAAAGTTTCTTCTGTAAAACCTCTATCATATGCCCATATTGGGAATCTAGATGTATCAGCTTCCATAAAATACTCAGGTCTACCTTTGATAGTCTCCTCTAGATCATCAAATATATCAACACTGAAGTTAGCTTGGCTTTCAAGCAATAACTTTGTTATATCAATAGCATCAGATCTTAAGTATCTTTTTAAGAAACTCTCTAATGAACCTGCTCCACAACCTGCAAAACAAATCCATACGCCTTTCTCAGTATTTATTGAACACGAAGCTACACTATCATTGTGGAAAGGACACCTAATTGAGAATTCTTCATGCTCACTAGGTACGTCTATTCCATTTTCTAATAGTAACTGTGCCCAATTTACCATTATTTAGCCTCTTTTATTTTATTAATCACGTTCCAATACTCTTTCATCAAAGCACTCTGTTCTGCCTTAGTGATTTTCTTATCTTCTACTGCTTTTACTGCAGTATCTACAAGTTGTACCACTTCAGGTATCACATCTGAATACTTATTGAAAAGACCGTAATATTTCATGATCATTCCTAGAACTTTCATATCGCCTCCTTAAAAGTCTCCGTTGTTAAAAATGTCTTCCTCAGTCTCTTCTATATGTCCTGTATCGACTTTCCAGTCCATTATAGAGATATCTGATCCGAGAACCCCATCTCTGTATTTTTGGTATTGAATTAATCTCTTATCTTCTTCATCCTCTACTCTACACATTGCCATAGCAACATCTGCAGAACGAATTAACGCATCTCCAAAGGCTACTTGATCTGCTCTAGGTGGCTCAAACATATTTGCAGCTTCCCTAGTTGCTTGTGTTGATACGAATACAGGAGTATTAGTGCTAAGAGCTAGAGTTTTCATACCATAAAACAATGAATGAGATTGCTCCCACATTGCTTTTCTACCATCGCCTGATGAAACTAAGTATATACCATCTAATACGACCAACTCAGGAGAGTGTTTTCTAATCAAACTAGCAATACTCTCTAATGAGATACTACTTTCTCCTTGTATGTGATCACATATTAATAGTGGTCTACCATTTAGTTTTTGTAAAAACTCTTTATATTTATCTTCATCTATGGGTTTACCTGTTCTAAGAGCAGAGTGCGAGAAATTGTATCCCATCATCTTAGCTAAAACTACATCAGCTCTTAAACTGATAGCACTTGTAGGCATCTCAGTAGAGATTAGTAATGTCTTATGTCCATTCATCATTGCAGTTGCAGCAACTTGGATACACATCCATGTCTTACCCACTGTAGGTCTTGCAAACATTGCTATAAGTTCTCCCGGCATCCATCCAACCCCTGTTTTATTTAGTGACTTGAAAGGAGTAGGGATACCCATCATACCTTCTCCCATTTTTCTCTTCTTACTTTTTTCTTGCCATTCTGAATATCTATCCTCTGCCAAAGTATCATAAGCTACTACATCTTCATCATATACAACTTCAATATCATTTAAATTAGATTGTATATGTGATAAGGCTTTTTTAGCATCTTCTTTCAATAACTCTTTGTTAGATTGAAATGCTGATACAATAGTTCTAAATAATACTTGGTTCTTGAAAGAATCTATTGCGTAATCTAAATTAAGACTGTTAGCAGTAATATCTATTGTTGGATAATTTTCTACTAAAGTATCTGATGATGGAAATGTACCATAATCATCAAAATGTTTATTTATGAATTTAAATGCTTCCCCGTGTTTAGCAAAATCTTTTGCTGAGTGTTTAAATTTCTTGAGAGATTCCTTATCATTTAAGTTAAGTAATATCCCAGACTCTATGTATTCATAACTTTCCATTCTACTCTCCTGCTATGTGTAAAACTCTACTGTCATCTCCATGTACATAACACTTAACATCTTTACTAGCTAGATCATCTGCCATTAATTTAGCTGCATTAATACAATCATATGTTCCAATAATAGTTATATGTTTAGTTTTGTTATGTATACTTATAACTCTATATATATTATTTATATTATTATTATACACTTTTGTGTGGGTCCGTGTCAACCCCCCTTTTCTACTTCTCCTCATTTATAGCTCCTTGTAATTGCTCTTCTAGTGCTTTTAATCTTTTCTTATCTGTCGCAGTAGGTAACCATTTAGAATTCAAAATAGTAAAAGCTCTCCACTTCTTTTTCATATTAGGATCTGGAGAGGATACAACAGACCAATACAATTGCGGATCGTAGTCTGTTAGATAATACTTAATACCATTTGCAAAATAGTTAACAGAAATACTATCAGGGTTTCTAACTACACAATTATACATTGCTGATAGTATCTCATATACAGAATATTTATCCAAAAGATTTTTTAAAGACTTCATTTCATTACCAATAAAGTTTCTAGGCTTATATTCTTTTTTATATTGCTTAGAATATAATGCTTCAAATTCTTTAAATAAATCGTTTGAATTATATTGACTCTTCTTCTTTGTTCTCTTGACCATAAAATATCTTCTCTACCTTTGTTCTAAGATTTTGACGGACTCTATATGCAGATTTCTCAATATCACTAGATATCTCATCCATAGTCCAACCTTCTAATCTTAACTCAACAAATCTTTTCTCACGTTCAGATAAATTAAACTTTGATAATTCATCTTTTAGTTCTAACAATTCCCATTCTTCCTCATATCCAATAGCTTTTGCTATAAAATCGGGTAAGAAATCAGATTCATAGTCTAAAAATGTTTCATCATAGCTCACAGTCATAGGCTTTTTCTGTGCCTTACTGATTAAAGTTCTGATCGTGTTTACCATAGTAGTATGTAAGTAGGTATGAAAGATGCTACCTCTGTCTGCTTTATATGCCTTAGCCGCTTTCATAATAGCGATTCTAAGTTCTTGTGCTAAATCTTCTCGATCATACCCTACTACATACGATGTTTGGAGCATTTTATGAATCTTAGGTTCCCATTGCCTAATCAATTCATCGTTTATCTCCATTTGCTAACTCTCCATGGCTACTTGTATTGTTTGAGGTTTAGCTTCTTTATGTTTAGGTAAAGTTATAGTTAAGATTCCATTTTTGTAGCTAGAGCTAATCTTCTTAGAATCTACACCATAATCTTTTACTGAAATATGTTTTTTATAAGAACCTGTCTTTATACCTCTGTATAAATATTTGTTCTTATCACTCTTAGTTTCAGAAGTTGTTGCTTCTATTACTAAAGTATCTTTATCTAAGGTTACAGAAAGGTTACCCTTTTCTACACCCGGTAGTGAAATTTTGACTTCATACCCTGTATCTGATTCAATTACATCCAATGGATACTTGTGGATTGTCGAACCCACCCACTTATCACTAAAAAAGTCTGCAAAAATGTCAAAAGGGTCAGCTGTTTTCGTTGCTATTGTCATATCTCCTCCTAATAATTAATTTATAGAGAGGGGAGTGCAATAATCCTATGATTTATTTGCATCTCCCCATCCGTATCATTGTATTAATGGAATAATTATTATTAATTCTTATGATGTATTAGAGAGAAGTTCTGAGTTTCTCCTCTCTTGCCCTTGATACTCTCAGTTGTAGTCAAGGGCTACTCCAGAATATTAATATTATTCCTTAATACATTATTAATTATATCATATTTGGGGTAGGCGTGTCAAGTAATTTTGTCTCTTTTTGCTCTATTTGTACATTTTTGGTCACAATATATGTGATCACAGCCTCTTTTTATGGCTGCTATTACTCTTGACCTAGATCTTCTGAATTTTGCGTGGCAATAATGACAAGTAAGTAAAGGATTTCTATAGTTGTATTTACATTTCTCACTACAGAATTTACGTCTAGCATTGACAAGTTCTTTACATTCTGGGCAGATGTAAGTAATCTTTTTCTTCTTAGGTGGGTTTGTGGGTAAGTTAGCGGTCTTTAATATATTATGCACCCAACTTACAGAAGCTCCTACCTCTCTTGCAATTTGACGTGTTGACATAAAAGGATTTTGATTCCTATATTTAATTACTTTGGTGTCAAGCCTCATTAGAAGTCATCAACTGATGCTGCTTTTCTTTCAGAATCTTTAACCCAATCTGTAAGTTGATCTTTCCATATAGCTGCTAATTCAGTTGTTGTAATATCACTAGCCCCCATACCTTTTATATATTCGGAAGCTGCTACAACTCTTGTCCATTGAGCATCGGTGAGTGAAATTGTTACGTCTGGCATTTAGCCCTCCTTTAATTTGTTTATCTCTTCTTTTAATTTTTTAATTTCCATTAGTAATATTACTGATAATTTGTCGTAAGAAATACTTTTTGGTGTTTTATCATTATTATAATTTACTATCTCTGGTAGTATTTCTGCTACTTCTTCGGCTATTAATCCAATATCTTTTTTACCTTCTGTAGCCGATTTTTCATTCCATTCAAAGTCCACAGGTCTTAAGTCATATAATTTATTTGAGTCTAAGACTATATCAACTATGTTCCTTTTATATTTTCTAGATGATGTTTTTGCATGTACTACATTTGAACCATCTACAACTAAATCAGTACCTGAAGTTGTTCCTAAAGTATCCAACACTAATCCACCACTATAAAATCTAGCTCTTACACTTCCTCCTGTAGTAAAACCTATTTGGTTTGTAGTGTGGTTATACATACCTGTATCTGTATCACTTGTAAAACTATGTGTTGGAGCAGCAGCAGAACCGCTTCCAGCATATTGATAAAAAGAATAAATAGCAGCTATATTTGCATTATATCCTATATAAGCTAAGTTTGAATTATTAGAACCACCATCAACAAAATCTACAACTGGTTCAAAATGTAATCTATTGTTAGTAGTATCAGACCACATTATCCAAAAAGCTGAATCAGCATTAACTCTACTTGGTGATGCATTGCCTTGAGAAGTAGAAAAAGCTAGCACATCAGTCGATCCATTAGGAACATTACCTGAATATGATGAAGGGTTATTAGCATATCTAAATACTCCCCACTCACCTGTTGAATTTGAAGTTAGAATATTTGTAAATCTTAATTTTCCAGAGCCTACTACTACACCAGTGCTATCTACATACATTCTCATAGTACCACCAGCTGTTAATCCAAGAGCATCACTAGAATATTTATATACTCCAGTATTAGGATCTCCTGAAAAACTAAATGTTGGAACACTGTTCGTACCATCTGCTCCTAAAAGAACACTATTAAATGTTGCAGCACCAGCTGCACTACCATCTAAAGTAAGAAAATCTGTGTCTGAACCACCATCGGTACCTTTAAATATAATATCTGTATCATTACCTTGAGCATCAATAGTTATGTTACCTGCTGATGTAGCTAGTGTAGATGCGGCATCACCTGTTGTGATGTCATCTAATGCAGTTGATCCAGCACCACCACCTCCGCCAGTTAGATCATACTCAGTGCCATCAGTGCTACTACCATCACCATGACTTTTAAAATATAATTTACTATCACTTTTAACATATATTCGACCACCTACAGTCTGAGTAGTCGTAGTTGGAGCTGAGTTTTCAGTTCTTATATCTATGATACCACCAGTGCTTCCATCTCCAAAAGTAATTCCAGTAGCAGTTTCTATCCCACTTTTGAATTTTATATTACCGCTGGTAGAGTATATATTTTCAGTATAGAAAGTATTCCAACCTCTAGCAGTTGTTCCTAATATTGCATCATTTGCATGAGGTCTTAGAACAAAGTTACCAAGACTACCAATAGTCATGGTTGAATTGCTATTAGGAAGAAACATTTGCATGTTTACAGTTGGCTCACTGCTAGTCTCTCCACCAAGTTCAGTGTTACCATTAAATGTAGAAGCATCAGCTACGAACATTTTTAAAACATTAGTATCAGTGGTGCTAACTAATTTAGTAAAGTTTAAGAAAGAATCTGTCTCATCACCCTCTCTTATTGTCAATCCACCTGAGTCTACAGATACAGAGTTTTTAGGGCTATGTATTTCTGTAGACAGTCCAAGACTTTGACCATCTGGATTTATACCTATTAAAAATTCAACGATACCAGCAGGATCTGAATCAGCTCTTGCCCAACCTATGAGGGTTGTATTATGATCTTTAACTGCATCAAAACCATTCTGTAATACTATTTGAAATTGTGTTTCAGATGCATCAGGGTCAAAATATATATTAAATGTTGTTGCGGCAGCGTTAGATGCACTATAAAGTGTACCTAAAGTTAAAGTATGGTCAGCTATATCAAATTTTTCACCATTATCAAATAGTAATGGACCAGCACTTACGTCAATTTGATCGTGTTTATTAGAAGAATTAGGTGTAAATTTTACTGAATTATTTGAACCATCATCTGGGAAACTAAAATTAAATGTTCCTCTTGCTATTCTAGTTCCTTCTGTACCTGCCTCATTGCTAACATTAGATACAGTTATCTTTGGCATCTTGCCACCAACAGCTGCATCTTTACCTACTACCTCTACTCTTGTGCTATGTCCTAAACCTGCTCCTTGTCTGAACTCAAGTTTAGTAACTAACATATTACTGGTTACACTTTCAGTTGGATTTGATACATATATCATATCTCCTGCTCTTACAGGTACGAAAAATCTTGCTGTGGTAGAACCAGAGAATGTCCCAGCACTTCCAGAAGTATCAGATATTCCTGTAGTAGTAACAGAACTACTTGAAGTGTTTGAGGCGTAGCTAAAATGTTCTATATTGCTTGATGAATCTAATGTGCCTATTGTCATACCTTTTTCAAACCCAAAAGACTCTGGATTAATTGACATATTACAAACAGTGCTACTACTGCTAGTTGGTGTTACATCTTTAAAGAAATATGGCATCCTTGGAAAAGCAAAACTTCCTCTTAGAATATCTGTTCCACTTGCTCCCGATCTAGAAAGTTTACCAGCTATCTTTTTTCTAATATTATCTACATCAGTTTCTAATCCATATTTAGTTCTAAAAGTTCTTTTTACACCTAATTGTTCTCTAGGTCTATCTGTACTAGGAGTAAATAAACAAGTTGTGCCACTTGAAGCTCCTCTTAACTGTACTTGCGTAGTTCCAGTTGGAAAGTCTGCTGATAGATCTGATATTAATAGATAACCACCACCAGATGTTTTACTCTGATACTGCACTCTTGCTACATTATCATGATTTTTTGTGCTACCATCAGCTGTATATTCATCTAAAAATTCTACTACACTTCCATCAGCTAATGTTCTATCTATTTCTTTTGAGAATTCTTTTTCTGACCATGTAAACGTACCACTTATACTTGAAACATTTATAACTTCAAAGTTTTTAGTAAATTCACCTTCTTTATTTTTAATTCCATCTAAAGTACAATCTGTAAATATTTCATTTTTAGGGCGTTCAAAATCAAAATCATCTAACATTGCCACTTTTTGCCCTGTTTCAGCAAAAGTTCCTGTTGTAGGAAACTCAACTGTTAAACCAAAACTTGATACATTTGAATTTGGTCTTGTTCCTCTTGGAAAATAATTTAAATGTGGTGTTGGTGGGGTTGTTGTATCTGCTCCACTATTATCTACAGATTGGAAGTTATGGTCAATATAGTAATCGTATCCAAAATTATCTGCAATAGTTGTGCTTGTACTATCATTAGGATCTTCTTGGGCTAATTCTGCAATCATACCTAGTAAATTAGAGTTAGATTTTTTTGAATCTATAGCCCCAACATAATTAGTAGGGTAAGTTCTTAAAGAATCATTGAATCTATTAGAATCTGATGTATCTACTTTATTAGATAGTCCTAATGCGGCAGGTGTATTAAATGCAGCATTACCGATAAGAGATGTTTTAATTACATCTGATCTTTTTGTACTACCACCTGTTATAGAAAATTCATTTAAATCTTTAGTATATACACCTCTTAACATTTCCAGTTCATCTTTTACTCTAAGATTTACTGTATGTCCTTGCATTTTATTAAAATCATTTTCAATATCGTATATTCGCCCTGCTAATAATATAATTTTTGTTTCAGGATCTCTTAAATATACTCTTTGTAAATCTGCAAATACAGCACTTGCTGTGCCATCATCTTCAGAAGCTGTTAAAATATTTAGTGGACCAGTTTTTTTATCTAGTGTTCCTGAGAAAGGATTAGGGACTGGATTGAGTAAAGTAATATATGCCTCTGCAGGATTACCTAATTCATGGGTAAACTCAACATAGTTAAGAGCATTTCCAGACTGTGCTGTTTCTGCTCTCTTCCATTGATCTGTAATATTGTGGTTAGGATTATCTCCTGTCCAGTAATAAAGCTCTGCTAATTTTGCCATCTTTTCTCCTAGTCAAACACATGATTTGCAGTTTTTGCTACAAATTGTAATGCGAATTGATATCTATCTTCAAATCCCGGCACTAATGTAAAGTTACAACTTTGTACAGCACATTCATAAATAGATCCACCAGTTGAGAAACCACTAGCTGAACTACCAATACCTACACTAGGATCACCTATCTGTACTTGTACGAGTTTATCTGAAGAATATAATTCCTCACATATGAATTGTTCTAAATAGTTTTTATATGGTATGTAATAAGTCTGACTGCTAGATCCATCATTGTAACTAAAACTAGCCATTCCTCTTACTTCAGCTGTATCTGTTGTATTTGTAGTATCTCCACCTACAGTATCAACTAATCCAGCACAAGAAATTGTAGGTCTAATAGTACCTAAGTCAATTAACTGTGGCGTGGTTGTAGGAATAGGCACCTGAATAGGTGTTCTACCTAATTGAATACTAATATTATCACATTTCAAAGCTAATCTTTTTGTAGCTGCTGCATGTGTTCCGTTTCTTAATAATATTGATAATGTTGCTTCTGCCATGATTCTCCTTACGGACTACCAAATCCTGCTGATACTAAGGATCCAAAGTTATTAAACATACCACCTTCTTGTCCGAATTTAAAGTTAACATTACCACCAGTTTTCATCGTATCCATGAATAAAGCCTGAATCATATTCTGTATTTCACTTTGAGTAAATCCTTCTTGCAGTAATCCTCTAGTTTCACCTGAATGTACAGTTCTAGCATCTATACCATATCTATTCCTCATTGCTGCATTTGCTTCATCAGTAAATTCCATATTTCTAATCTGTCTAGATAAGGACATTGCAGTTCCTATTTCTTCTCTACTGGCTCCGTAACCTGATATTTGGTTTCTTAATGCAGCTTCTTGAGCTGCACTCATGTTGCCCTCTACACCCGGAATAAAATCAAAGAATTCCAATAATTTCTCAAATCCTAATTGTAGCCTTCCAAATACTTCTTTCACTAATAAACCAATATATTCAAAAGCATTTCCTAAATCATTAAATCCACCTATTACATTTCCAATTAAAACACCTACTTTATCAAAGCCCGGTATTATAAAATCAAAAATAATATCATATAGAGCTTTAAATACATTTGCAACCATCTGAGAATATCTTTCAACCCTTGCTCCAAATTCGTCAAAACCCATTCCAGCAAATACATCATTTAAGAATTCAGGTACTCCATCTAAGAAACCAAATATAAATTCTCTTAATCTTTCTAAAAATGGTCCTTTTCCACCAGTTAAGTTTTGAAAGGCTTCTTGAATTCTAGGAACCCATTTTTCTGCTAGTTGTTGAGAATACTTTTGAATTTTAGGAATGAATGATCCTGCTTTTTTAGCTAAAGGTACAAACAATGGGACTATGAATGGAGCTATAAATGCATCCACCATTGCACCAATTATCTGTAATATTGATCCTATAACACCAGTAAATACCTGTGATTGTTTTAGTAGTGAACCTACTCCAAAGTTAATACCTAAAAACGCTTTATTTTTACTAAGAGTTTTGAAGAAACCACCATTAGGACTAGAAATATCTTTCTTAATACCCATTAAGGTTTTACCAAGAAATCCTGAAGCTCCGAATGTAGCTATGTTTCCACCAATAGCTCCTGCTCTTAACGCAGTTCTACCCGGACTAGCAGCTGCAGCTGTAGCCGCTCTTCCTATTCTTCCTATTTGTCTAGACATCATAGGTTACATTCCTCCATAATAGGCTGCCATTCCTGAATAAGCAGCATCAACATTTACGTTTTTTTCTTTCTCAACTTCGAGCATAGAAGCCGCAAGCGTTGTTACCATTATAACTTGTGGTAAACTTAACTCTTGGATAAAATCCCAAGGTATGCCTAATTGAAGCAATCTGATAGTGAGAGACCAATAACCTAAAATTACTTTTTCCTCACTTTGTAGATCAGAATCATGCCCCTTCAAAAAGGCATCTACGCTTTTTTTAATTCATCAGTATCTAATTCATCAACTTTTGGTACTAAATTTTCTAGTGCTTTACCTAATCTAGAATCAATAGATACTAGAAAGGCTTCATTTGTTGGTCCCCATGGAGCTTTTACTATATATTCTTTTAGATATGCTTTAACATAAGCATCTCCATCAAAACTCGTGACTCCATTTTTACCTATAATAACTGAATTAGACAGAAGTTGATTCTGTTTACTCCAGCTTAAAGGTTTTACAGTCACTTCAAAGCTATCTCCTGTTTCAGGGATATCAACTGTTACTTCACTAGGATCAGATTTGATTTGATATTTTGCTAAATCGAAACCCATATGTCCTCCTTATCTTTACTTTATTTCTTATGCATAAGATGGAGTAGAATCTAGAACAGTAATTTTCAAATCTCTGAAAATCATATCTACATCTACTTGCATCGCAGATCCATCTCCTGTAATATTGTGTGGAGCACCTGTTATAAATGCTCCTTGGTTGTTTATACCAGTATTTGCAGTTCCATCTCCCGGAATATCAATTGTTATTGAGTCGTTACTGCCTCTTGTAAACACTACTTGTACCG